TGACAGTGTACTCACCCTTACACAAAAGATACTTCTACGAGGGAGATAAAGTGAAATTAGACACTATTGAAGTTCCACATACTAATCTACTTGTTGCAAGAATTTTACTTGGAGATAAATCAGATAATGTATTCGGTGTAATCAATTTTGGTGAAAAAACACTTGTAAAATTTTTTCCAGAGGTACTTGAAGTTCCTACGTCAATTGATGATATTTTGTCAAAAGCAGGTCAAATTTATTTGGAAAAAAAATCAAAGGCTTTAGAAAACCTACTTCGAGGGACTTGTAAAAAACAAACAAGTGGAAAAGATTATTTTATCACAAGAAAATTAATTATGGATTTACAAAACCCAATGATTACTGAGGAGGCCAAAGATTTAGTAGAAGAACACATTCGTGAAAATATTGATCCAGAAGGAAGAAGTTATAAAAACGTAATTAGAATGATGACCCAAGATGGATTTTTTAAATACATACCTAAATCAGATGAAGGGTTTGTTGAATTCATCCGTCCATTTATGAAACTAACACGTAAAGAGAAAAGAAAATTCAATAAAGAACAAACAAATTGAAAAAAAAATTTGAAAAACCACAAATAACCCTTATATTTTAATAAATCAAACAAATTATGAAAGAACAAGATTTAACCAAGTTGGAGTTTTTGATTACCCTTAATAATAACATCGTAATCCAACGATACTTCAATGTAAAAAATTACAACCAAGATGCTGAGAGGTCTATGGATGTCTATGAATATCTTAAAGATTTTGCTTATGAGTTTTTACTCGATCAAAAGATGAGAACAACCGTTTATATGATGGATTTAGTTAATGAAATTATGGAAGATCCATCCATATTAGAAACCTCTATGACCGAAGGTCCAGAAGTGTTTCACTTTAAAATTTTAAAAGATAATATGACAATTTGTCATAGATCGTTAGATGCGAAAATTTTCCCACCTAAAATAAGATACACAGTAGATATACGTCAGCAAGTAAAAAGTGTACTTCGAGACCTAACTGACATATTTTCATCTGAAGAATTAGAGACAAATTACCTTGACTATAGCCTAGTTTGATTGTATTTATCAAAACATAAAAACATATAAAGCATGTCAAGGAACTTCGAATATTTAGGTGAAACATTTCAAATTCAACTTATAAATCAACTGATTGTAGAAAAAGATTTTTCACACACTATCCTTGATGTATTAGAGCCAACACACTTTGAAAACAAGTATTTCAAAACACTTGTCCAACTTATCAAAGAGTATTATACAAAGTATGAGTGTTCACCCTCATTTGAAACTTTGTTTCAGATTGTAAAAAGTGAATTCCCTCAGGAGTTGATGTTGAAAATCTTAAATGATACTATCACCAAGATCCAAAAAGCACCAAGTGATGGTACCGCGTTTGTTCAAGAGAAAGCTCTGAAGTTTTGTAAACAACAAGAACTCCAGAAAGCTATCACAAAATCACAAAAGATTTTGGATAGTGGAGAATTTGAAAACTATGACAAGTTAGAAGAACTAATCAAAGCAGCACTTCAAGTTGGTGAAAATAACAAAAATGTTTTCGATGTATTCAATGATCTAGATGATCTTCTTAGAGAAGATTTCAGACACCCAATTCCGATGGGAATTACTGGGATTGATAATTTATTGAAAGGTGGTTTGGCTAAAGGAGAACTAGGTGTGATATTGGCTCCGACCGGGGTTGGCAAAACCTCAATTCTCACAAAAATAGCAAATACCGCATTTAATTTAGGTTATAACGTACTACAGATATTTTTTGAGGACAATCCAAAAGTTATCCAAAGAAAACATTTTACAATATGGACAGGTATTGCACCTGATGATTTACCAAATCATAAAGAGATTGTTTTGGAAAAAGCAGATGAAATCAAAAACAATTTCAAGAACAATTTGTATATCAAAAAAATGGCATCTGACACATATACAATGACACAAATTAAAAGTATGGTTCGGAAAATGATTGCTGATGGTAATCCTGTTGATATGATTGTTTTAGATTATATTGATTGTGTGGTTCCAGATAAAAACCTAGGTGATGAGTGGAAAAGTGAGGGATCTGTAATGCGAGGATATGAGGCTATGTGTCACGAGATTGGCGTTGCAGGTTGGACTGCCACACAAGGGAACAGAAGTAGTATTTCATCTGAAATTGTAACTACAGACCAGATGGGTGGGTCAATCAAAAAAGCTCAAGTCGGTCACGTTATTATCACAGTTGCTAAAACTCTTCAACAAAAAGAGGCTGGACTTGCAACAATAGCTGTCACTAAATCAAGAATTGGTAAAGATGGTGTTGTCTTTGAAAATTGTAAATTCGATAATGAAATGCTAGTTATCGATACAGAAAATTCAGTTACTTTCTTAGGTTTTGAAGAAAACAAAGAAGAAAGAAAACGTGATAGAAACAAGGAATTGATGGAACAAAGACAACAAAGATTAACAGAAAAAACAAACAATTAAATTAAATTTATTAACTATGGAAAAGATTTTAACAGAAAATCCGAATCGTTTTGTCCTATTCCCAATCCAACATGAGGATTTGTGGAAGTTGTATAAACAAGCCCAATCTTGTTTTTGGACAGCGGAAGAAATTGATCTACAACAAGATCTTACAGATTGGGAAAGATTAAACGATGGTGAGAAATACTTCGTCAAGAATGTCTTGGCGTTTTTCGCAGCATCAGATGGAATCGTAAATGAAAACCTTGCGGAGAATTTCCTTAAGGAAGTTCAGTACACCGAGGCTAAGTTCTTTTATGGTTTCCAAGTAATGATGGAGAATATCCATTCAGAAACATATTCGTTATTGATTGACACATACATCAAAGACAAAGAAGAACAAAATACACTTTTCAACGCGATTGATACAATTCCTGCCGTGAAGAAAAAAGCTGAATGGGCACTTAAATGGATCAGTTCAGCTTCGTTCACCGAAAGATTGATTGCATTTGCGGCGGTTGAAGGAATCTTCTTTTCTGGATCATTTTGTTCAATTTTTTGGTTGAAGAGACGTGGTCTTATGCCAGGATTGAGTTTCTCTAATGAGTTGATTTCTCGTGACGAGGGTTTACACACAAATTTTGCCGTACATTTGTATCGTCATCATATTGAGAATCAATTACCAAAAGAACGTGTCTTAGAAATTCTTACTTCGGCACTGACAATAGAAAAAGAATTCATTACCGAATCACTTCCAGTGGATCTTATTGGTATGAATGCAAAATTGATGTGTCAATATTTGGAGTATGTTACAGACAGATTGCTAGTTGATTTAGGTATGGGTAAGGTTTATAATTCTGAAAACCCATTTGATTTTATGCAGAATATCGCTTTGGAAAATAAAACAAACTTCTTTGAGAAGAGAGTTTCAGATTATTCCAAAAGAGGTGTGGGTGATGTAATTGAAACTAAAGAAATAAATTTTGAAGAAGATTTTTAAAATTGAAAATAATGGAAGTTGTAAAAAGAGATGGTACTAGAGAATATGTGAAGTTTGAAAAAATTTCATCAAGAATTAAAAAACAAACTTATGGTTTGAATGAAGACTATGTGGACTACTTTGAGGTTTCCAAAAAAGTAATTGCTGGTTTGTATGATGGTGTCACGACTGAAGAATTGGATAGATTAGCAGCTGAGACATCCGCATCACTAGTAACTAATCATCCAGATTATTCAACACTTGCTGCTCGTATTGCGATCACTTCGTTGTATAAAAGAGTCGATAAAAGATTCACCGCAACAGCTGACAAACTATACCACTACATCAACCCCAAAACTGGTGAAAAGGCTGGTATGATTTCAGATAATGTATACAAAGTAATTACCGAACACGCAAAAGAACTCGACGCTATGGTTGTGCATGATCGGGATTTCAACTTTGACTACTTTGGTTTTAAAACATTGGAGAAAAGTTACTTGTTGAAAATGTTTGGTGAGGTTGCGGAAACACCCCAACATTTATACATGCGAGTTGCCGTAGGTATTTGGTTAGACGATCTGGAAATGGTTCAAAAGACTTACGATATGTTGTCTCAAGGATTGTTTACTCACGCAACACCAACACTTTTTAATGCTGGTACAAAAAGACCACAACTAAGTTCGTGTTTCTTGTTAGATATTGACGATGACTCAATTCCAGGAATTTATAAAACATTATCAGATTGTGCAGTAATTTCACAGAACGCTGGGGGTATCGGAGTAAACATCCATAAAATCAGAGCTAAAGGCTCTTATATTAAAGGCACTAATGGAAGTTCAAATGGTATTGTACCGATGTTAAAGGTCTTCAAT